CTCACATTTGTCAAACCCGGAATGGCAACAATGTTGTACTCTGCAACTTCAGGATTCTTCACGGCATCAATCGCTCTTCGCAGAGTGAAGTACTGCTGGTCATTAAGCAGTGTTGGTGAAGAATTAAACCCTTGGTTGCTCAGTGGATCTGAATCTTTGATGTCGAATCCGTCTGTTCCGCCATAGAATGGTGAAATAAGGTTTCCAAGTCCAAGAACCAACGGCGCTTTATATGAAGCCTGAACGTTGCTTCTGTCTGGGAAATCGCTTGGCAGTGTTCCCGTTGCAGTGATTGAGAACCCAATATTTCTTGAAGCGGTTGAATAAACAATTGTTCCAAGGCCCTTTGAGCCGCTCTCGTAATCAAGATCGAGGATATTATCTGCACCTGCATACGCAAGGTTGTCAAGGGAGACAATCCACTGATACTTTGTGTAATTATCGGGGTCGTGATTCGAAATCCCATTTGGCTTCGCACGCAAAAGATCTCTTACGTCTTCCTTAAACGTGTTTGTTCCATCAGGCGTCGGCTGAACTCCCCAGTGTGCAATCTTCGGAGTGCTCAACGTCGATGTTGTTGAACGAATTGGCGCTTCAGGGAATACGATTCTCAACGGCGGAATGTAAGAAGCTCCTGTGATAACAGTTACAGCGTTGCTCGCAGCAATGTCTGTTCCAAGTTCAACCATTCGTCTTCCTGCATTTGCATTTTCAGAGTCTTGGAACGATCTTGCATCAAACTCGCCATTATTACGGACATAAACGTCCTTATATTTTGTAGGACCTGTGAAACCAAACGGAACATGTGTCGGATCAAAACCCGCTTCGTATTCAGGGTTCACCTCAACACGAACATACTTTGAACGATTCTGGTATGAACCATATTCAATTGTACGCTTTCTCACAGAGTCCCAATCAGTGTACTTGTCACCAATCTTATTGAGAATGAAGTTTTCAGAGTTCCTATTGAGATTGCACTGCGTGAACTTCTCAACGATTTTTTGATTATCATCGGTATCTTCCAGTTTTCTCACGACAACATCAAATGTACCATAAGGATCAACATCCTCATTCTTTGAAAACTGGATGTTTGTCACGGCAATCTTAAGGTTGTTCTGTATCCACTCACCAGTGTCAAGCCCGACAAATCTGAACAGTTTCTTTGCAGTACCATCTGCAAAGAATGAACCTGTTGTCGAATTGAAACTTGAGGCATCTGTGCTTAAATGCTGTGTGAAGAACCAGCCCGTCTTCGGAAGAGAGTTGCTTTGCAACGCTCTTCTCTGATTGACACTGTGATTCAACGCATTTAAAGCGTTTGCCAAGCCAAGGACAACACCAACTTGCGTTCCTGTTTCTTGACCTGTCGACGCTGTGAAGTAATTTGCGTCATTGTATGTGTTTTCAAATGTCTCACCAAGGAAATACTTAACAAGACCACTATCAGAGTCTTTTCGATTAAGAAGTGTTGGGTCTGTGTTAAACACCTTGCGGATAAAGTTTCCTTTGTCTTTATTTAGACTGAATTTCAGCTTGGTATCTTCAATCTCAGGATTGTAAGGAAGATCTGACGAACCTGAGAACTGCATTGTGAAGTTACCATTTGTATCACTTACAATAAAATGGCTTGTTCCCGCACCAACCTTATTCTGTGTTCCGGCAGATGCTGTTCCATATAATGAACCTGACAAGATCGGAGCGCCTTCACTCATATACCAAACGGCTGCAAGTGAGCCTGAAAGTGCGGCAGCCTGGCCGGCACTCGATGATGGGAACACAAAGAGGCCATAAGCTCCACCAGTATTACCCTGGCCGTCGATTGCACCAGTTTTCCAACCTGCTTTTCCTGCGTCGGTTGTTGCTTTGCTGTCTGCATCACCAAGAACTCTCATGTATGAACAGACTTCACCATTTTTCAACCATGCCTGAACAGCATACGGGCCATACATTGGGGAAGTAAAGTTTCCATCACGCCATACATCGTTATTTTCGCCACCAGCAACGGGTTCACCAAAGATCTCAACAAACTCGGAAAACGAGCTTATCTTGACTGGCTTAAAAGCTGGTCCTCTGCGGGCACGACCAATAATTAGTGGACCAACGGCTTCCGGCCTTGCCGGGATTTGTGACCGATCGATCTCAAGAATCTTGATACCTGGGGATATAAATTTAAAGTTCTTTGCTGATTCTGCCATTCTATTTTGCTCCCAAGAATAGGTGTTTACTATGATAAATAGTTTGCAAATTACCTAAAGTCTTATGACCGGAACGGTTCATCGTTTGAATTCAGGATATTTTCATCCCCGACAATAACTCGCTCTCTTTGAAAACGAAGTTGCACAGTGTTTTCTCTTATAACAACGTTTGGTTTAACTTGGTTTTCGCCATCACTTGAAACGAAACCAAGTACTTTTACTGTAATGTCGGAACTATATTTCTTTTCTGCTTCACCAAGAGAAGCTGCGTTCACCTCAAGAGAAGAGCTTGGTTCAATAAACGCTTCATAACGAAAACCATCATGTTTTATAATGATTCTGTTGATTCCACCTGTCACTGTGTGAAATGGAGTTAAAAGCTCGTTAAGCTGTTGGAGGTATTCTGTCCTCAACTTAATCTTATACGTCATGTCGAGATAAACAGGGTACGGAATTGAAACATGTTGATAAACGATCTTATTGTTTTTATAAGGGAAATTATATTGTCCATGAACACGTCTTGCATCAGCATTCGCGAAGTTTCTCGTCTTAACCTGATTGATTCTTTTTGCGAATGTTATCGCACCACCCCTAAAATCATTAACCGGCCTCACGTTTGCAGGTATTGGTCTTTTATCCGCGCTTGTTTTGTCCACTATTGTTCTCTCAACAGTGATGACCGGCAACACAATTGAATCTGCGCGAATTTCACGAAGCTCTTGGTTCATTTTGACGTGAAACGCTCTCTCTGCTGAAATCCAAAGAACGGGTGTTTCCTTAAAACCTTTGTTTGTCGTGGTCCCAAGCTTGAGTTCTTTCGTCAACCAATTAAACAAAGCGGAATCAACCGTTTCAATGGTCGAGGGTCTTGTGTTTATAATTCTTCTCGTCATACTTCATTATCCCGCATTAAACTTGCCATCCCGCGCTCTGATGCACTTCGCTGAAATTTCAAATCTTTGTGTTGGCTTTCCAAATAGCTGCTTTGGTTCACTTAAAGTAACGATTTCATAATATATCTCGCCATACTGAACAAAGTCTCCTTCCCGAACAAACAGGTTTTGATCTTCTGTTAGGCGTCTTTTGTGAAAATGGACGGTTATTGAAGATTTTTTATCCACACCGATTTCTGCTGTTTCCGTTCCATATTCATCCAGTGAAACAAGGGCGTAAACTCTGATAGGGCTGAGGTATGTCTTTTCAATCGCCTCCCCATAAACAGGGTGGTAGTTTGTCTTTTCAATACTTAATGGAAAATATAAAACTGTCTGCCCAACGACTCCTTCAATCACCTCATCGTTAACTTGTTTAACATAGTCAACCTCTTGTTTGTTTATAAACAAGGATGGTGGCGGATGATCCGGTGTTTTAAAAGTTCCCATCTGTTACCCCACAAAGATTGGCAGTGGCGCTGCTCTTAAGGCATCCTTTGTTTTGTCTGCCATATCAGCATTCGTTTCTGTTATCTTGCTGTACGTCAGTTCATCAAGGATTTCTTTGAGTTCGTCTCTCAAAGCTTTTTGTTCTTCTTTGGCACTCGATATAAGTTCCGCACCGTTTTGAGTAACCGAATCTCCTGGGATGGGGATCGTCCCGAAACGACTTCGAACAAGGCCAAGCGTCTCTTTAACAAGTGCAAGAGTATATCTTCGAACCCACTGCTTCCCAATAGCGTTGATATTGTTATATGGAATATTTGCAAATGGCAACGTGTTCATGTTGTTTACGCCACGACCGCCTCTTTGGCGATCATCCTCTTCAACCCACGCATCCTGCGGAATATAAAACCTTAAAAAGAATTTGTCCGGTGAGTGTGTTCCCGGTGTTGGGAACAATCTCAACCTGTTGTTCACAATATCATATGAATAATGTGAAATTCTTGTATACAAACTGTCTTCGTAAGCCATGGCTTGCAGTTTGTTCTGCCAAGCAGGCACAACCTCATATGAAGATTCATCACTATACTGACCATAGTCATGAAGGTTTCCAATAACGTTCAGTGCTCCATAGTATGCAAAGAACCTCCACATGGATCTTGGTGTCCGATAATACATGTCACGAATAACAATCTTTTTATTCCCAATATCAAGATTTTTATTCGAACTTGAAATAAGAGTCTGAAGGTCATAATCTTGTTGGCTCGCTGTCGGTGAAAATGATGCTGAATAATAGCGAACTTCGCCTCCAACAGAAGCCTCTTTACCAAGACCCTTGCCAACACGCATTGGTTGTGGCATTTCAAATCTTGGATAGCGAAGCTCAACACTTGCTGAAACGAGGCTTTCCGTGCTTATGACTTGTCCTCGGTGATCAAAGCTTGCTGTTGTGTTTCCAAGCATCACAGGTAAAGCGTTCTTTGATTGGTGAACG